GTTCAGCGGTTTTATTTTCAACAGTTGCAAATGGGACAACCGCGCTAACCGAGCGGGTGCGGATCGACCACAACGGCAACGTCGGCATCGGCACGACGGCGCCAGCTTTTAAGCTGCATGTTCATCACGCCACCGATGTGAACTTTATGTTGTTCAACAACGGTGGAAGGTCCGCGCTTGCTGCTCTTAACGATGCCAATAATGCCTGGAACCCGATCGACATCAATCCGAGCGGTAATGTCTATTTGAGCAGCGCGTCTGGCGGCGTCGGCATCGGCACGACGACGCCGGGTAATCAGCTCGAGGTGGGGAACGGCGCGGCCGCCACCAGGACTGTAGCGGCAGTAAATGGTGGCGCTTCCGGCACCTCCGCTGGTGGTATGTTTCTGCTGCGGAACGGCGGTTCGTCGATCATGGCGTTTGGTAACGCGAGCGCGATCGCTGGCTCTGCATATGATGCGACGGCGATGATTTGGGCGACGGGCAACTTTACGATGGCGCCTGTCGGCAATTTAGCGTTGACGCCCGGCGCCAACGTCGGCATCGGCACGACGGGGCCGCAGGTAAAGTTGGATGTTCGTTGCGTAGCAGCCGCGGGTGGTGTAGCCGGGGCCTTTAGAAGCGGCCCGAATGGCGCCGACAGCACGTCATACATGCTTGCTTTCAGTGATTTCGCAAATAGTGTGGTTATCGGCTCGATTATTCGTAACGGCACTAATACCGTGGCTTACGTCACGACTTCCGACCAGCGCCTCAAGGACAACATCACCGAAAGCAGGCGCGGGCTTGACGCTCTGCTGGCGATCAAAGTCAGCGACTACAAGATGGGCGAAACCGCGAGCCAGGGCTTGCTGGCGCAGGATGTCGCCAAGGTCTATCCCGAGGCGGTCCATGAAGGTGGGAAAGACCCTAATCTCCAGCCGTGGATGATCGATTACGGGCGGCTGACGCCGCTGATTATCAAAGCGGTGCAAGATCTCGCGGCTGAGGTCAAGGCGCTAGCCCCGCCGCCAGCAAGAAAGGCGCGGGCCGAATGATCAATTTCCCCAACACCCCTACCCTCGCCCAAATCTTCACCACGGCTGGATCGTCCTGGCAGTGGGATGGCAGCAAGTGGGAAGGGGCGACTGTCGCCAGCGGCGGGCCTTACCTTTTGCTCACCGGCGGGACCTTGACCGGGCAGCTGACGGTCAATCCTAATATCGTCATTGGCAACCCGGTGACCAGCCCGCCAGCGACATCGCTGGTGATCAATAAGGCCGCGTCGACGCCGCAAGCGTCCACGACACCCTTAATTTGGGCTGCAAGCGAGGCTGGCGGCAACGGTGTACTGATCGATATTTACAGTCCGTCAGCGAGCGCCAACCTGACCGCGCGCAAAGCACGCGGTACCGCAGCGGCACCGACGGCGGTACAAGCTGCGGACACGTTAAGCAACATCATTACAACAGGTTACGGCGCCTCGGCTTACGGCAACGCAACAACGCTCGCGGTCAAGGCAAGCGAAAATTGGAGCAATACCGCACAGGGATCGTTTTTTGCCTTTTCGACAAATACCCCCGGCACGACATCGATTGTTCAGCGGGCAACGATCAACCAAGGCGTCGTCATCGGCAACCCGGCGGCCGACCCCGGCCAGGGCGGGTTGGTGCTCAACGCCAACGCGGCGGCGCTACCGGCGCCGCCCGTCGGGACGCTGCTGCAAATCGGCGCCGCAGACGGCAGTGCCAGCGGGCTGACTCTTGATGCTTTTGGCAGCACGCCGACCCTCTCCATGCGGGCGGCGATCAATACAGCGGCATCGCCGCAACCGTTGAACAGCGGGGCGTTTCTGTTCTCGATTTTCGGGTCCGGCTATGGGGCTACAGCCTATGCCAATAACAAGGTCGGGATCACGGCAGCGACGACGGAAGCCTGGAGCGATACGGCAAACGGCTCCTGCCTGCGTTTTCGCACGACGCTCAACGGCACGACGACGCTCGCCGAGGCGATGCGGATCGACCACAACGGCAACGTCGGCATCGGCATCACGGTGCCGGACTACAGAATGCAGGTCGTGGCTGACATCAATGTCGGGTCTAATTGGCCGACCGACCCCGGCTGGGCGCAGTTAGCAGTCGGTGGGGTTACAACCCCTGCGAGGCGGATGGCTTTTGCCTATGACACGACAAACAATCTGGGCATCATTCAATCTGGGCAATACGGCATAGGGGCGACCAATCTAAGTTTGCAGCCGAAGGGCGGCAGTGTCGGCATCGGCACGACGACGCCAAGTAGTGGCACAAAGTTGAATATTGTTGGTAGGACTACGGCGGGCGGCTCTTCAATTCTCCAGGTTTCCAGCGGACCGAACGGAGCGGACACGACAACTTATCTGGTGTATTTTACCGATTTCGCTAATTCGGTCTCAGTCGGTTCTATTGTCCGTAACGGCACCAACACCGTCTCCTACGCCACGTCATCGGATATCCGCCTCAAGGCCGGGATCACCGAGAGCAAACGCGGCCTCGACGCGCTGATGGCGATCAAGGTCTCCGACTACACGATGGGCAAGACCGCGAGCCAAGGTCTGCTGGCGCAGGATGTCGCCAAGGTTTACCCGGAGGCGGTTCACGAAGGCGGCGACGACCCGAATCTGGACCCGTGGATGATCGACTACGGGCGGCTGACGCCGCTGCTGATCAAAGCGGTGCAGCAGCTAAAGGCCGAGTTGGAGGCATTGAAGGCGAGCCGCGCCGCTGATGCCTGAGAGCGCCTACGACCTCGTCCCGCTGCCGCACAATGGCTGGGCGCCACGCCCGTATCAGTTGCCGCTATGGAGCTACCTCGAGCGCGGCGGCCGGCGGGCGGTTGCCATCTGGCACCGGCGGGCGGGGAAGGACGAGGTGTGTTTGCACTGGACCGCGTGCGCTGCGCATCAGCGGATCGGCTGTTACTGGCACATGCTGCCGGAGGCATCTCAAGCCAGAAAAGCTGTTTGGGACGCGGTCAACCCGCATACGGGTCAGCGCCGGATAAACGAGGCGTTCCCGCGTGAGCTGCGGGAGTCGACAAGAGAAACCGACATGGCGATCCGCTTTAAGAGCGGTAGTTTATGGCAATTGGTCGGTTCTGACAACTTTAATTCTTTGGTTGGCTCGCCACCGATCGGTGTTGTCTTTAGCGAGTTCGCGTTGGCCGATCCGAGCGCTTGGGGTTATTTAAGGCCAATCTTGGCCGAGAACGGCGGCTGGGCTCTGTTTATCACGACGCCTAGAGGCAGAAACCACGCCGCGACGTTTTACGAAGCGGCGCATCAGGACCCGACCTGGTTTAGCGAGCAACTGCCGGCGACGGACACGTCGGTCTTCACTTGGGATCAGCTTGAAATCGAGCACCGTGAGCTGTTGCGGGAATACGGCCCCGACGATGGCGAGGCGCGGTATCGCCAGGAGTATCTGGTCTCTTTCGACGCCGGCGTCATGGGGTCGTACTACGGCAGCCTGATGGAGGCGGCCGAGAAGGAGAAGCGGATCACCAAGGTGCTGCACGATGCGCTGTTGCCGGTGCATACGGCGTGGGATCTGGGGATTGGTGACGCCACGGCGATTTGGTGCGTGCAACTCGCCGGCCAGGAAATTCGGCTGATTGATTACATCGAGAACTCGGGTGTCGGGCTTGACTGGTACACGCGGGAGCTGGATCGGCGACCGTGGAAATGGGGTGAGCACATCTTGCCGCACGATGCCGAGGCGCGCGAGCTGGGGACCGGCCGCAGTCGGCTCGAGGTGCTGCGCAGCTTGGGCTTTCACCGCACGCAGGTGATCCCGGCGCAGAAGGTCGAGGACGGGATCAACGCGGTGCGGACGATGTTGCCGCGGATGTGGTTTGACGCCGAGAAGTGCGCGCGGGGCGTGAGCGCGCTGCAGAATTACCGGCGGAGCTGGAATGACGGGTTGCGGACCTACAGCGACCGGCCGCTTCACGATTGGACGAGCCATGCCGCGGACGCGCTGCGGTATTGGGCGCTCGCCAATGTGCGCAACGCCGGCAGTGCCCGGCCGATTAAGTATCCCGATCTTGCCGTGGTTTAACGATGAGGTACACCAGATGAGCGATTTTGGACGATTACAGGAACTGGCTCGCGCGGCTGGGGTTCAGGTCAACCCGCCGAGTGTTGTCGATATCCCGATGATCTCACCCGAGATGGCCGCGGTCGGTGACACGTTGAGCTGCACGATGGGGAATTGGAACGGCGAGCCGACCGAATACGCTTATCAATGGCTGAGCAACGGCACGGATACGACCGCGACGGGAGCCAGTTATAGTATTCCGCCTGGCGATGATGGGCATGTCATCACCTGCGTGGTGACGGCGACCAATGGCGCTGGGTCGGCTACGGCATCGCCCTCGAACGCGGTTACGGTGACAGCGACGCGCGCGGCGCCGGCCAAGAAGGAACCCGAGCCGGTGCACCATCCGGATGCTCATAGCGACGCGCGCCGCAAATGAGCGTCTCTGACGCGATCCGCGCCCGTGCGGTGGAGGAGCAGGTTGCGGTGATGAAGGAGCAGCTTGCTGCGATGCAAGAGACGTTTGCCAAGATCGAACGCAAGAGCGGTGAGCTTCTCGACGCCATTGGCGGGCTGCAGAACCAGATCAACACCCTTCGGGTCAAGGCCGGTGCCGCCTCTCGATAGCGGTCTCTTTCCGAATACGAGCGATCTTGGGACGCCGCGGTCGCGTGTTGCCCGTCGCGACCCCAAGAAGCTCATGGATAAGGACGAGCTGCAGGACATCATTCGGCGCGAACTCAACCAGGCGATCGGCGCGGAGAATGGCAAGCTCAGCAACGAGCGCCAGTCGCTGATGGCGGCTTACCAGGGGCAGGAGTTTGCCGACCCGCCGCCGGGGCAGAACCGTTCGCGGGTGGTTATGCTGACCGTGCTGGAGACGGTCGAGTGGGTCCTGCCGGCATTGTTGCGGATCTTCACGGCGAGCGACACGAT